AAGACCTTGACGTATTCATGACGAAAACATTTATTCCGTCTATGCGTAAGGTTTTTATCGAGTCCGGATACGACATGAAGGCTGATGGTGAAGCTGCGGCTCACGATTCAGAGTTCATTGTTTCAATACACGGAGTTCTTTACCCAATTTACGAAGATTACTCCTGGGACAGAGAAGAACGAAACGTTTATCATTCAGGTAGCGGTTCGGATCTAGCTCTCGGCGTTCTTGAAGCTCTTAACTATCAAAAGTGTAAGAGCGCAAAGGAAGCTGAGAAGATTGTTTATCGTGCAGTAGAAATTGCTATCAAGCATGACATCTACTCTGGCGGTAACATTCACACGTTTATACAAGAAGAGTAAGTTACTGACAGGTAACTTATCCTGTTATAATAGTATTATTAAATGACAAATGACAAAGAGACGAGAAACAACATGGCAAAGATAGTTAACATCGAAACAGGCTACGCACCAGCTCATGAAATCGCTGACTGGGACTTCCCACTGTGGAGTGAGATCTTGCCTAACCTATGGGTTGGTGGTACAGATGACGATGACACAATCGAAGACTCTGCAAACATTCACACAAGCCGTAACATCACCAAGGATGAGTTCGATGCGGTTGTCACGCTTTACGCATGGGCGAATCCAGTTGACTGGATGGTTGAGGAACTACGTTTCGGATTCTACGATTCTGATATCTCTCACATTGATATGAAAGCTTTGCATCGCGCTGCTTCATACGCGGTTGACCAAGTTCAAAACGGCAATAAGGTTTTAATTCGTTGCCAGGCCGGGTTAAATCGTTCTGGTCTGACTGCTGCCTTGGCTCTAATCAAAATGGGATACAAGCCAGAAGATGCAATTAACCTTCTACGTCAAAAGCGTAGTCGCTACGTTTTGATTAACAAAGAGTTCGAAGAATTTCTACTTGCGCTAGTAGATGATAACGATGAGTAAACTTCATATTGCTTACGATGACATCTACCTAGATTGGCAGCTAGGAGCTGGCGATGGTAGCCATCCGACAAATCCAATGCGAGCTAAGCTTGCGGTAGAGCTTCTTGAAAAACTAGATCCAGTAATGGTAGATCCAGCTGCATCTGAATCTGATAGAGATCTGCTAAATCATGTTCACAGCGATGAGTACATTTCTAAGGTTCTTGACCAAGGTCATTGCGGTGAATGGTACCCAGACCAGCAGCATTTAGGTGACGTAGCTCTCGAAATGGCTGCAGGGACTATTCGTCTATACGAAAAGATTCTTAGCGGCGAAGCAAAGGTTGCGTTTAATCCGCAGGGAGCTAAGCACCACGCGCAGTACGACCACTCGTCTGGTTTTTGTGTATTCAATGACATGGCGTTAGTCGCTAAGCTATTTTCGGCTGCTGGGCTTAAGCCTATGTACATCGACTGGGATGCGCATCATGGCGATGGCGTAGAAAACATCCTGCGGGCATACCCAAATATAGTTACGGCAAGTATTCACGAGGATGGAATCTTCCCAGGCACTGGTCTTGCAAGCGAGCCAGAAAATGGAGCTTACAATTGGCCGTTGAGTAGCGAAGCTGGAGACGTAGACTTCTTAGATGCTATGAAGGAGATAGAAATCCTAGCTGATGAGTTTCAGCCAGATGTAGTCCTTCTGGCTACCGGAGCTGATGCACATCATTCAGATCCTTTATCTTCGTTAACGTTTGATTATCCTGGATACAGAGCAGCAGCTCGTATCGTTGCGGACATCGCTAACAAGCATGCAAAGGGGCGAGTACTTATTGGAGGAGCCGGAGGCTATCAACCTCTTACCCATACTCCTAAAGTCTGGGCAACTGTTGTATCTGAGATTTACAACCACATCACCGTATAACATTTCCTTTTATAAGGTACTATAGTACACATGGGAAAAAGTCTAGCACAGCTCATTGCGGCCATGTCCGACGAAGAGAAGGCTCAGGTTCTAGCAGGTCTAGACCCTGAGGCTCTTCAATGGGACTGGTCGTTTTGGGGACGTCCCGAACAGCAACGTCCTGAAGGCGATGAGTGGAATATCTGGATGTACCTTGCAGGTCGCGGTGCTGGTAAAACTCGTACGGCAGCCGAGTGGGTGCGTGAAGAAGCTAAACATACAAATACCGGTCAACGCCGTTTCGCGTTGGTAGCTCGTACAGCTGCTGACGTACGTGACGTTATCGTTGAAGGTGAATCAGGAATCATTAACGTTACACCTCCAAGTGAGCGTCCGTTGTACGAGCCGTCAAAGCGAAGACTAACTTGGCCTAATGGAAATACGGCAACATGCTTCACAGCTGATGAACCAGATTCTCTTCGTGGTCCTCAGTTCACACACGCTTGGGGAGATGAGGTTGCCGCTTGGCGTCAGACTCCAGATGGAGCTGGGCTTACGGCGTTTGAGAACTTGCGTATTGGCACTCGTCTTGGTAAGAATCCAAAAATTATGGTTACCACTACTCCAAAACGTGTACCGCTTCTTTATGAGCTACTTCGTGAGGCTGATGCGAATCCTGGCAAGGTAATCATTACAAAAGGTTCAACCATGGACAACACAGGAAACCTTTCACAAGCTTACATGGACGGAATCCTCGGAGTGTACGAAGGAACTCGTCTAGCTGCACAAGAGCTTTACGGTGAGATGCTTTCAGACGTTGAAGGAGCTCTCTGGACTGTAGAGCTTATTGACAGGACTCGCCAAATGACAGCGATGAACGCACCGTTGCGTGTAATCGGCGTCGACCCATCGGTTGCCGAGAATCCTCGAGATGAATGCGGAATCGTTGTTGTTTCATCAACAGCCGACAGAGATCTTTACAAGCGTCAGAGCTGGGTGCTTGAGGATGCTTCAATCTTAGGCTCACCGGATGTGTGGGCTAACCGTGTAGTTGCCATGGCTCGTAAATGGGGTTGCCCTGTCGTAGCCGAAGTAAACCAAGGTGGTGCCTTGGTAAGAAACGCCATTAACACAATTGACCCATCTGTAAAGGTTCTTGAGGTCCACTCCAAGCACGGCAAGGCACTTCGCGCTGAGCCTATTACCTTGGCTTACGAACAGGACCGCGTCCACCACGTTGGCTACCTAGCGGACCTAGAGTCCCAGATGACTTCGTGGATTCCAGGCGAAGGCAAATCCCCTGACCGCGTTGACGCGTTGGTCCACGCCCTTACTGCGTTACTCATTAAGCCGCCTGCGGGATTCGTGGGAGGGCGGATTACCGCCAAGTCACCTGCGGGCCGAAAGATCCCAAATATTAGAAACACCTTTAAGGTTAGATAGTTACATTTTCCCAACCTTCCTGATATAATTATCCTAACAACGACGGAAGGAAAGAAAATGAACCCATTCACAGCGGTAATCGATTGGCTAGACGAGTACGCAGACGTTGCGGGACCTGTTGGTGCCTTCGTAGGAGTGGCAATCGCAGTGGCAATTGCTTTTATCTTAGGATAAACCTACATCTTCCTGATTTACCTGTTATAATTATCTTGTACAACCCAATGACGAAAGGACAAGAACATGTCAACAGTAAAAGAGTATCGCCGTAAGGGATTCCAAGCTCGCCGAGTCTCATTCGCGCTTAAGGTAATCGCTGGTCTATGGTCAATCGCCATGATTGGTATCTTCGCAACCTCACCTACACTTATCGGATTTCTAGCGATGGTCACAGGTGTAGTTGCCTTCGTCACTCCTTCAATACTTATCGCCTCGGTCTACGATGACCGTGCAGAGCGCTTCTTCAACCTTGCGGCTGCCCACAAGCAGGTAGCTCTTCTAGGAGTAGTTCAGCCTAGAAAGTAAGTGTACAAGTAAAGGAAAAAGGATTATAGTTCTACCAACGACAAATACGGAGGAATAATGACACAAGGTACAAGCCAACGAGAACACATCTATGTCTATGACACGTGTTCCGTATGTCAGGAATCCAACGTACTTGTGTATGAGCTAAACGACAGCCTTCTCTGTGCTGAACATTACAGAGATAAAACAAGACTAATAAAGAGAGCTACGCCTTGCGACAAGTGTGGAGCTGACAACGCTGTCAGAGATCCATCACATCGCAGGAACGAGTATCTCTGCTGGTCCTGTCATCAAGAAAATGGATTCGTAGTTAATGACTCTGTAATCAAGCGGGCAATCGTCTCGCTCGTCAACAACTTCACTCGAGGTACAAAGATCAAGTGTGATGCGGCTGGCTACGGTAGTGACTGCGACAACAACATAAAACCTCGTGGCCCGTGGGGTGGGAGAGCCCTCTGCGACAAACATGGAAAAACTCCACCAAAGCCTCAAAAGGGCACAAAATCTTGAGCAGTCACGTTTTTGCTCAAAAGTAAACCTACGAAAGGAAAGCAATGACAACATCAACAGTAACTCCAAACCAGGCAGCTCAGCTTTACTCAGACGGGAAGTCTGTAGATGAGGTAGCTCAGGCACTAGGTATTACCTACGGCAAGGCTCGCAAGCTTATCGCCGAGTCTGGTACAGACATCCGCAACACGTCAGATCGACTCAAGGGCAAGACCCGAAAGACTAAGTAATGCTGGACAGACTTATGCTGAGGCTGCAAAGCCTCATTTGGCCTGCGGTAATCGCTGCGGTCCTATCCTTCATTGCCGTACTCGTGAGCCTTCTATCCCCGGATAGAGGCACTTTGGTCCTAGCCCTAGGGTTATCCGCGGTGGCATGGGCGTGCCTAGCTCAAACGGTATAAACGTAGTCCCTCCCTGGGTTCGCCCTGGGGAGGGGTTTACTTTTCCTGAAAATGGCGATATAATTAAGCCATCAACAGGAGAGGAGGTGGTGATAATGCCACTACGCGGACTAGTACACGACAGCCCGATTATTTACGCGGTGCAAAAGAGTACTCGACGTTCAAGGAGATTAGAGAAGTCAGATGACTTTACGTTCACTATCATCTTCGGTCGCCTGATTGTCAAGCTGATCTACGCAACCATCAATTTAATCAAGAAGATAAAAAATAGCTAACGGGCGCCTAATAGTGCCTGTTTTGCTTTTCGGCGTGGTATAGTTACGCCTAGCAATAAAGCCAATTACGGAGAGACGAAAGGATACGACTATGTCATCCCTTCTTATCTCCGGCCATACGCAAGCGGTAGAGGACAAGCGAAAGCTTGAGGAGCGTATCGGTAGCAAGAAGCTCAGTGAGCAGTTATCACTGGGTTGTCCCATCCCCGACCTAAGGAGGCGAACTAGCGTTGCTTACACTACGTGGAATTGCAATGTCGACCGTAGCCTATATTACGGCAATCACAATCGGTATAGCTTCAATCACAGCTCTTTCGAGCAACGCGGTTGAGCCTGTAACGCAAGCAGCACCATTGCATTTAGCAGAGGTTGAGCAAGTTATCAAGCTTGCAATCCTAGAGAATGCAAAACAACTGGACCCTTACGAGTTAATAGAAGTATTAACTGCGGCAGGGTTTGAAGGCAAGGCTCTTAAAACAGCATGGGCAGTTGTCATGCGTGAGTCTCGTGGGCGCCCTGTTGCTCACAACAAGAACGCCAACACCGGCGATAACTCATACGGCCTATTCCAAATCAACATGATCGGCGGACTAGGTGTTGACAGATTAGCTAAGTTCCAGGACAAGATTGGTATCGTAAAGGTTACCGATTTATTTGACCCTGTAGCAAATGCTAAGGCTGCCTACTACATGACAGCGGGTGGTAAGGACTGGGGCTCATGGGGTCTAGGTCCTAATGCATACGACGGCGATTCGATCGAGCCTGCGGTGACCAAGTGGTACACTGAATTCCCAACAAAGTCAAAGTCCTAGGATACGGATACTATTACACCATGGACGAATTAAATACTGAACACATCGAACCTGCGGTCATCGATGAGGCACCTGTCGTTAAGGCACCTGCTCCAATCGTTGAGCCTGAGGTTATCGTTGAACCTACACCTGCACCTGAGCCTGAGGTAATCCCTGAGGTTGTGCCTGAACCTGTACATGTCGAGGAGCCTAAGGCACACACGCCTAAGGCTAACCAGTCTGTCAGTGGCAATGGCGTCGACGAGGTCCTCCTAGCAAATTGCATTTACAAAAATGTATATGCTCGCAAATCTCTATCTGTCCATCATCTACAACGTCGCCTCATTGAACTTGGTTTCAAGGACGCTGACGCTGACAAGGATGGTTGGCTAGGTGATGAGACTGTAGCTGCTATCAAGAACTTCCAAGCAAGCAAAGGCTTGGATGTAACTGGATCTGTTGATGCTACAACGTTGACTAAGATCTTTGAAGGAGATCACAACGTACAAGTAGTACTATAAACTCTTAAACAAAGGAAGGCTGGTCAGTGCTTAGGCATTGGCCAGTCTTTTTTTATCATTTTATAAATCTCGCACAGAAGATGAAAAAATAGTTGGAGACGTTTTTGAAAGTGTCTCAAACTATACATAACCCTTTCTCACGCCAAAGCCATTTTAACCAAAAGGCACTGTTTCTGCTCCGTTTGTACACAATACTATAAGCGCTTTTTGTACACATTCGTCCTCGAAGGTGATACAGTATTCTCATGGCGCATACACCCGAACTCCCAAAGAGCGAGGCCGAACTTCTAGCCTCCCTCTCCAAGGAGCAACTATGGCGTCGGGTAAAAGACCTCAATGATGCAGGCTGGACCCTTCAGTCTATTGCCGACGCGTTTGACCCTCCACGGCGTCGCTCAACCGTACGCTCCTGGGTTATCAAGGATACGCCCGAGTGCGTTTTCGTCACCGCGACCCCTACGCCTCCAAAGCCTAAGCAAAAGTTGAGACGTAAACGTCCACCGTCACCTGGGATTCCTGTAGATCAGCAACTTCAAATCGCCCGCTTATCACCGCTGGCACGACGCTATCGCGCCCGCACAAATCCAGGGTCTGCTTCTTTCACCGCGAATACCCAGCTAACTGTCATCGCAGGAGAACTTTATCTAAAAGGTGTTACCGTATCTGAGCTAGCCCGTGCTTCAGGAGTTACCTATCGCGCGATGAAACGTAGAGTAGACAGGGCCAACTCACAATGAAGGTAAAACACGACCTGTTCCCCGCAACTATAGTTGCCATCGCTCCCGGCGTTGTTGAGGATTTCACCACGGTGACGACTAACCTCGCGGATGTGCCTAGCGGCAACAAGTTCCTCGAGCGCGTTCGCGTCGTGATTATGACTAAGGACGACGGCACGGACATTCTTATGGTCGCAGGTGATCATCACTCTGGACCACGACTTATCTTCTCCGAGCGCTTAACCAGCCTAAACTGGTCTGGCGACAAAACACAGGATTCCCAGGCACTAACAGAGTCAGGGAAAATCATAGCGTTTCGTAAGACCCAAGGTTGCTCAACTTGCGGCAGCAGATTGAGATCTTGGAGCCCTTATAAAACCATGGACTCAGTAAAGGACCCAACCGAATGAACCTAGACACATACATGATTGAACGCATGCCCGTCGCGCACGTGATTATCCTCTCGCTATTTGTTTACCGCCTAACACGGCTCATCGTTATAGATGAAATTTTTACTCCTGTCCGTGACTGGGTTTGGATGAAGACTACGGCTAACTCCCAGATCGCGTATTTCTTCACCTGCTCCTGGTGCGTCTCGCTATGGGTCGCGCTCCCAGTAGTGTTCTCGTATGCGTTTTTTCCAAGTATGACTATCCTAATCGGGTGTATATTTGCCCTGTCCGCTATAGCTGGACTCATAACTGCGCGCCTGGACGATTAGTTCATGCACTCCGTTAATCAACGACGAGGAGTAATTTAGAGTGGCACTTTTCTCTAAGGACGACAACACTAACAACCGTCCTACCTCTAGATCTCGTCGTATCACCGCGAGCGCTCCTCGTAACCCAAAGAGAGCAGCTATAACTCCTGCTCCTATTCCTGGCGCTTATCAAGCAGCGCCGTACTCTGCACCTCGTCCTATTACTGCCGCGGCTGTTCAAATGAAGTTGGACGATAAGGGTGAAGTTGAAAAGTTTAAGCAACGTCGCAAAGGCGGATCTACCGACTGGCAACATGAAGCCTGGGAGTACTACGACGCCATCGGCGAAGTTAAGTACGCGTTTAATCTTGTCGCGTCCGTCGTATCGCGTATTCGTTTATACGCTGCGGCTGTTGACAATCCTGCGGAGAATCCAGTATCTGCTCGGGACAGTGATGTCATTGACCCAAATCTTGCGGCCGCCGCAGAACGCGCATTAGCACGCTTAGACTCCGCGTACGGCGGACAAGCTGGGCTTTTGCGGGACGCGGCATTGAACTTATCCGTTACAGGTGAATGCTACCTCGTCCAGTTCCCAGAGCGTAAAGGCTCAGGCGTTAAAGAGTCATGGGACATTCGCTCAACAGACGAGTTACAACTTGACGCAAAGAACCAATACACAATTGTTCCACGTCGTGACGTTCTATCGTCTGGCTCATCTGGTCCTACACAGGGATACAGACTTCCTAACACGGCTTTCGTTGGACGCATCTGGAGAGCTCACCCACGCTACTCCGAAGAGGCTGACTCTTCAATTAAGGGTATCCTTGATCTTTGCTCTGAACTTCTTCTCCTCAACAGAACGTTTCGCGCAACCGCGCGCTCACGTCTAAACGCTGGTGCCCTTTACTTGCCAGACGGACTTTCTGTTGCCGCTAGCGCAGACCCAGACTATCCATATGACGACGAGAACGAGTTAAACCCTGGCATTACAGCCGAGGAAGCTGCGGACGAGTTTGAGGATCAGCTCATGGACGCGATGACGACTCCTATTCGTGACGAGGATTCAGCATCCGCGGTTGTGCCGTTGATTATTCGTGGACCTGCAGAGCTTGGCGACAAAATTAAGCAGTTTAAGTTTGAGCGCTCGTTTGACCCTGCACTTGCACAACGTGCAGATCGCGTGCTTGAGCGTATCCTCCAGGGACTTGACGTTCCTAAGGATGTCGTAACTGGTCTAGCAAACGTTAAGTACTCCAACGCGCTACAAATTGACGAAGCGTTGTACAAGGCACACATCGAGCCGTTGATGCTTCTCATCGCAGATGCATTAACTGTCGTCTACCTACGACCAGCGCTTATCGCTGCAGGCTTTGACGAGGCCGAGGTTAAGCGCATCGTTGTTTGGTATGACCCATCACAGGTTGCTACACGTAATGACCGTGCAGCAGATGCTGATTCAGGATTTGACCGTATGGCAGTTTCCTACGAGACATGGCGACGCGCTCACGGCTTCTCCGCTGCAGACGCACCGGACGCAAAGGAAATCGCAATTCGTCTTCTTGCTGATAAGGGAACGATCTCTCCGGAGTTCACCCAGGCAATGCTTGACGCAATCGCGCCTGAGGTTATGAACGCGGTCCGCGACGCACAGCAGGCAAGCTCCGTAGCGCCTGTACCTCCTGAGATTCAACAGATCTTAGAGCAGGCAGCATCTCCAGAAGCAACACCTGCAGAAGAAGAATTGCCACCAGCTTTACAAGAGCCACAAGAAGGAGCACAGTAAATGAACCACGCCAACATGCGCGTAGAAAAGCCTGAGGTTGTAGAGTGTCTTGCCGATACATTAGGCAACGCAGTCCACTTGTACTTTAAGGCTCAGGGACATCACTGGAACGTTATGGGACGTGACTTCAGCCAGTTCCACGAGTTCTTCCAGGAAATCTACGAGGACGTTTACTCTATGTTTGATCCTCTAGCGGAGAACATGCGTAAGCTTGGAGCGATGGCTCCTTATCGTCTTGAGGATCTTATGAACCTCAGCCAGATGGACGACATGGACTGCGGCACAGACGCAATGATGATGGTTCAAGATTTATATGCAGCAAACAACATTATGATCATGTCTCTTGACAATTGCTTCCAGCTTGCAACAGCGGCAAATGAGCAAGGTGTCGCAGACTTCATCGGTGGACGAATTGATATGCAAAAGAAGTGGCGTTGGCAGCTAGCCGCGTTCCTATCACCAACTGAAGCAGATATGCTGGGAAAATCTGAAGCTGTTGAACTCTTAGACGCAGGAGACACTCCTGTTGTTGAGCAGCTTATGAATGATAACGACGGTTGCCCTCTATGCGGGCCTGTCGGATGCGTATGCCCGGGATGCGATAACGGCTATTGCCTATGCGGTGAAGATTGCCCATGTCCGCAGTGCCACATCTCCATGGACATCGCAGATGAAGAGTATGACCCGATGTTCTCGTACCAAGAAGAGCGTGACGAGGCAATGGCAGCCGCTGGCATTATCGTTGCCGAGGAGCAGGATCTTGCTAAGGCGCTTTTAGAGATCGCAGAGAAGTACGGAAAGTTTAACGAAGACCGTACAGGTATCTGGGCAGGATATACTCCTCCAGAAGAGAACGATGTCAAGGACATCGGTGTTAAGTGCATCAACTGTGTCTTGTACGAAGGTCCTGGCGTTTGCAAGATTATCGCACAGCCAATTGAAGACGACGGCAAGTGCCGCTTTGCGGTTATCCCTGACGGCGTAGTTAAGGTTGAAGACGACCAGATCACAGCTTCAGTTGATCTTTTAGATTCTTACGACTCTTCTGAGTTTGCAGGAAAGAGTCCGTGCTGGGACGGATACAAGCAAGTAGGAATGAAGAAGGGCAAGAACGGAGATATGGTTCCTAACTGTGTTCCTGTAGATGCATCCGATGACTCGGAGTTTGCAGCAGATGATGCAGACGAGTGCCCACCTGCAACACAGGACATTCAATTAAATCTAAAGAATCGTCAAAACGCTATTGACAACGTTGGCTACGGCCCGTTGAATCCTAAAGAGCCTAACGAAGAATTTTGGCAAGAGAAAGCTGACAAGTGGGATACAACTCCTGAAGAAGCAAAGACAAGCGTCTGCGGGAACTGCGTATTCTTTGTTCGCACTCCAAAGATGCTTGATTGCATTTCCTCTGGACTAGAGCAAGGCGACTCTAGCTCTACAGACGCTGACTCAGCAATCGACCAGGCAGAGCTTGGGTACTGCGAAGCATTAGACTTTAAGTGCGCCGCATCTCGTACATGTAACGCGTGGGCAGTCGGTGGACCTATTACTGCAGCAAGCTCACGTAAGGCTCCAAAGAAGGACCGCATCTACGGCTCAAAGAAAAATAAGCCAGGGTCTGCAGCTGGATCTAAGAAAATTGTTTTCTCTGCAAAGACAGAAACAGCTCTTCGCAATAAAGTAGCAGAGCACAACAAGGATGCAAAGCCTGGGCGTAAGGCGACACTTCCAATGTTAAAGGCTGTCTACCGTAGAGGCTCAGGCGCGTTCTCAAGCTCACACAGACCAGGTAAGACTCGTGATCAGTGGGCAATGGCTCGCGTTAACGCGTTCCTAAAGCTTTTGCGCTCAGGCTCTCCTGCAAATCCAAATTACAAGCAGGACAACGATCTTTTGCCTAAGGCGCATCCAAAGTCAAGTCGCGGTGAGGCATCTGTTCTACAGCACGAGCTTTTACAGATCGCACTTAAGTCCGCAGATGAATACGGCTCACCAGAGCATGCTATTTACTCTATGGCCGAGTACACAGGTCTTGGCTACGAGGCAATCCCAGCTCTTCGCGGTGCATGGCTACGCGGTGTTCGCGACGGAGACGTTCCTTTCGAGCGAGCATATACACTTGCGACAAAGCTATATGAATCAAAGGACGCAGACTTACTTCCAAAAAAGCGTAAGGGATAAGCCTAATGGAATCGCCAATCAACAAGAAGATCCAGCGTTCATTAGAGCGCAGTGCAGCTAAGAAGAAAAAGGACAGTAACTACATCCCTGTTCTTACACTTCGCCAGCGTGTTCTATCTCTTGTTAATGAGGCAAACGCTAATGCGCTACAAGAGCGCCAGATCACTCCACGCTCTGCGCTTATCGTTATGGAACGCGCGCTTGCAGATCTATCTACTCTGTCAGACGAGTCTCGTGACTTTGGTGTTCTCCGTGAGGTATCGGTATTTATCTCCAGCGCACAAAAAACGTTTAGTGCAAATACGACTAATCATACAGACCTATTGCCTCAGGGGAATCCTTTGTCGGCGCTCAATGCGTCGCTCACACCTGAAGAATACCGCTTCAAGTATTCACAATGGCTCGCGTCTGACCCAGACGTTTCGCATAACGCGCGCCCGCTAGTTGCAGCTGCGTTCTCTGCAGAGCCAGGTTCACTAGAGCGCGAGCATGCATTCATGCGTTTAAGTGTTACTAAGGAAAACGTCCCTGGATACTTTAAGCTTGACCCAGCTCCAATCATTGCAGCTTTCTCACAGGGTAACTCTTCTGCTGCTCGTAGAGCTCGTGTAGCTTTACAGTGGCGCGACAAGAAAGGCCGCTGGGTTGAAATGGGACGCGGTGCAAACTTCCGCTACCGTATGGCAGGAGGCGGAGTAGGCTCTGCGTCTGGTGTTTATGTAGGTGTAAGTGTACCTAGGGCAGGAGAAAATCCACGCCCTGCAGGTCTTATCCAAGTTTCAGGAGATGCAAATCTCCCAGATGGTATCTATGCAGTTCAACCTCAAAACGTAGAGACATACTCTGCACGTATTCCAACTGAAGCTTTAGAAAAGGCTGGAGTAACTCCAGGCGCTGCACCAGATCAATCAATGGTAGGAATTCCTTCACAGGTTGATCTTATGTCTACTCGTCGCGATGCGCCAACAGGTTGGACAAAGCAAGACGAGAACACATTTACATCTGATGATAACTACACTGCAAAGGTAACGGACGGCGAGTATACTCTCTTCCGTCAAAAAGAAGACGGTTCACTTGGCGACAAGGTTGGAGAAGCTGCAAGCTGGGCTGATATAAACGATCTTGCTAATGGAGATCAGGCAGCGTACGATGCAGTTAAGGGCCAAGACTCTTCTGCGCAACAAGAACAAGTTAAAGCTCGCCTAGATGCTAGAACAGTGCACAACGCAGAGTTTGACAAGCTTGAAGAGCTTGTTAAGAGTGGCGTTGATCAAAATGGAAATACAGTTCCTGACGGCTGGGAAGGCGTTGTTAAGCCAGGTAGGGCAGCTGATATCCAGCGCAGAGCTATCGGCGCAGACATCGTATATGCTGAAGAAGGACTTCCTTCTATTCAGTATAGGAAAATAATTGCAGATGACAATGGAAACCCTGTCTTTGCTGAAGCAGAGTTCTACCGTGACGGAACATTTGCAGCCTATGACAAGAAGTATGACTCCTGGGCTGAAGCTGATGCAGATATCCCGCGTTGGATTAAGGCAGAAGAAGAAAACCGTGGTCGCTCGTTAGAGCCAATCGCGTCTGTTGATAATACACCAAATGAAGAGCCTCCAGCTCCTCCCTCAGGTGGAACACCTATAAAGCCAGTGTCTCCTTCTGATCCTTCTGCTCCTGGACTATTTTCTGATTTTGAAGTTCCAAATGGAGCTTTTAAGTTCAATACGGCAGACTACGACGTTCAAGGTCGTGTAGACGAGCGAAGCACAGACTTTACAGACGACCCAGAGCGTCTTGCAACTAAGTTCGCAGTTCAAGATCTTATCTCTGCGTTCTCTGAGGCAGTTATTGGAAACTCTTCTGACGCGGCTGTTGCCGATATTCTTAATGCAAACGTTGGTGATGACGACGAGCTAGACGCTCCATCAGAGGTTGACGTTGACACAGAGATTGCACAGGTCAACCTCGGTCGTCCGTCTGGTGCTGGTCAATTAGAGTTTAATGCAGGCGCAGAGTTCGTACCTGCAGAGTCATTGTTCAATGCTCTATGGCATGCAGGAGTCGACCCTAACCGTGTTCTTGCGAACGTATACGACTCTGTAACTGGAGACAACAAGAACCTAGCAAAGCTTATTGACGCGCAAGGCGGAACACCTTCTCCTGAGGAAGCAAAGCTTGTAGATGACATTACTGCTGAGATTCGTCAGATCAAAGATGCAACTCCAGACGATGAGCCTTCAATTGCAAACCAAAAGACAACGTCTGTTGTAAAGCTTCCAGGATCTCTTATAGAAAATCTTCCTATTGACTTTGAAAACCCTGACTATTACATCCCAGACCCAAGCGTGTACATTCCGTCTCAGCCAACGCCTGACGAAAATGGCTACACTGACAACGCGCCTGACATAGCTGCTGACTACGAGACATCAGATCTCATCATGCAGATGCTTGAAGGAATTACAGACGGCTCTGGCGCTGCGCTTCTAAACTTTGGTGATATTACAACCGAGGTTCCAGTAGAGGCAATCCGTGACGCACTTCAACTACAAGGTGTTAACACAAACGACATTCTTGTAGATCTAAAGCGTGAGTCAAACGATATGAGCGAGCCAAAGCCAGAGACACCGACTTTGCAAGCTCACTCGCAGATGATTAAGGATCTCATCGAGCAAACTGGAAACACGGTTGACGATGACACGGTTGACAAGATTCGTGATGTTATAGATGAAAAAGGATTGCTTGATTGGTCCGAGGCTAGCGATGAAGAGATTATTGAAGCAATCGCTGAAGTCGCAGGTCCTGCCATACTTGGTCGAGTAGCTCAAGAAGAGCCTGCAGATGCTTCACCTACTGTTGAAGAGCCTCTAGTTGACGCTCCTATTGACTCCCCAGCAGCTGAAACTCCACAGTTTGTCTATCCAGGTCCTCGTGAAGCTGGATATACTGCAAATAACACTGTTCTCGACTCTAACGGAGTAGCTGTTGGTGCTGGCGCTCGCGTGCAGGCACTATCTGATGGACGTGCAGGAACTATCTTAGCAGTGCAAAACATTGATACAAAATCTGGCCGTGATGCAGACTATGTTCGCGTTCGTTTTGATGATGGAAGCACGGCTGTTCGCTCTGCACGTCAAGTCTTTGGAATTGATGCTGGCGCTCCAGTAGAACAAGCACAAGGCCCAGGACAGTTACCTCCAGCTCGTCGTAACCCAGTTCCACAAGATCCTTCAGCTCGATTTAACGAGCCAGCCGCTTCAGGCACTCCAGTTATAGCAGGAGACGGAAGCATTTCTGGAGTTAAGTTAGTAGACACTCCAGCCGAGATTGCGGAGTTTGCTAACCCTGATGCAAAGCAATCTGACTACTCTGCCTGGGGTCTACGCGCTCCTGAAATCGCAAGAGCTGGCCGTGACAGAGCTACTATCGGCAACATCACAGATCTTATAGCAAAAGAAAAAGAAGCTAAAGCTATAGCAGAGTCTTCATCATCCTCTCCTGACGAGCGTGACCAAGCTTCTAGTGACCAAGCCGCGTTTCGAGCTCAGACTGACAACCTTATCAAAGACATTTTTGGAATTCGTGAAGGCGTGCAGTTTGGAAAAAATAACTACACTCTTGATAAGAGTGCTCGAGTCGGATACACTATCTATCCTTCAGGCGAGGCTGAAATCTCAGTAGCATTTAGAATTCTAAATGATCAAGGAGTTCAAATCGGAGAAGGCAGCCGTACTCTTAGAAGCACGAACAAGGAAAATCCAGACGGAACTAAATCTGCGTCATGGACAGTGTCAAACAATATTCTTAAAATTCCAAACACAAGAGACAAGAAGTCTGGTTTTGTTACAGCCTATAACAGATATATGGAAGATTGGTATATCGCAAATGGCTTTGACAGTGTAAAGGTCTATGCGGCTGGTGGAGGCGGATGGCAAGGTGGTTTTGTCTGGGCGCTTAACGGATTTAACTGGCAAGCCTCACAGGCAAGCGATGTTCCACGTATTCTTCGTAGCATGTCAAATAGAAGAGATGCTACAGATGAAGAAAAGCAGATCATTAAAAGAATGCAGGATCGTGTCGCAAAAGATAATCCAACTGGAGAATATAAAGTAGACACAGTTCCTACTCCTTTAGAGCTCGCGCTTATTGGTTGGTACCCTGGTGCGACTAACTGGGTAGGCAAGAAGCAAATGATTAGTATGAGCTGGTATGGGCAAAAACGTCTCAGCCCAGAAGCTATCGAGCAGCGTCAAGCTATTAACTATGACCAGTCCCGTAATGCACGTAAGCGCATAGAGGACAAGCTAAATCGGCCTGGCGTTAGCCGCGAACTTGTTCTAAAGGTCAACAGCAACGAGTTTGCAGATACAAATCCAGAGCTAGCTCCTTACATCGATCAGATTCGCGATGTACTAAGAAGTAACCGCTCATTGGCAGTTCTTTCTCCAGCAGCTAAGACAGCGCTTAACCGCTACACTGCAGGTCAGCTCCTTAAGGGCGAAGGACGAGATGCTACACTGCAGGATATCTTCAAGTTACGTATCGCGCTTGATGCAGAGTTTAAGGCTGATAATCCACTAGCTTCTTCAAAGGACTTTGGAGTTGGATCGCAGCTTCTAGATGTGTCAATTGAAGACGTTCGCAGAAATAATGTACCAGGTTTTACTGTAAAAGAACTTGGCGTCTTTGAATCTGGAGTCAATGACACCTATATGGTGACACACAATGATTCAGGTCAAGTGTTTTTTGTGAAGAAGGACTCGTACGCTACTCAGTTTGAAATTAGCGGTCCTGGCGCAGAGGTACAAGCAGACACAATGCTACGCGCTGCTGGTGTAAGTGCCGGGTATGAAACACGCGTCAGTAACGTCGACCCAGAGATTCTTGTTATGCAGCGCGCAGGAGCTGGCATTCCTCTGCTGAGTGAGCCAATGACCGCGCAGAATGCGCTTGGAAATCGTATGGCAATCAACATGCCTGACGGGACTACAATCAAGATTACTCCAGAAAACTTTATGGACCTTCTTCATACCCCTGAAGATGCCGTGCGCATTATGTTAGTAGATCTTATTATTAGCAACATGGACCGTCACAACAATAATCTTTTACTGGCGGTCGATGGCACCGACAAGACACGTATTCGCGCATTGCCCATTGACCATGCGCTGTCAACGTTTAGTCCTGACATTGAAGGAATGCAGTTTACCGTACAAGAGCTGTTTGACGGTGACAGCAATAAGATCTATGGAATGGCAATGCCTGTTTTGACTAAGCGTCTAAAGCAAGAAGAAATTCTTGATATCTTTAGAAACGAAGCTCGCGTAATGATGATGCAGCTAGACAATCCTGCTAATCTTCCTACGGGAAAAGAACTTGATCTCATCGTCAAGAACTTCGGAAGCCTCGACGCGTACCGCGCTAAAGTTCAAGAACGCATCGACTCTCTTCTAAAGCCAGGTGGCGAAGGATACGACATGTTCTTAAGAGTTCTTAACCCTAGATATTGGTCAAGAAACCGATAAGGAGAAAATACGAAATGATAAAGGTAATCCGCGCGTTTGACATGACTGACAACACTCATGCGTTTTCAATAGTAGCAACTGATAAAGGCTTTAAGTATATTTTCTCTAGCAGTAATGAGCTATTTGATCCAGGCAAGAGAGTTCAGCTTTTACTGGACACTGTTAAGAAGGATCGTAAGTCATATACTGTAGACGACTATCTTGATCTTTCACGCTTTAATCTTAGTAACTACTATTTCTCTGCTCCATTTGAAGAGCCTAGCGAGAAGATTGCTATCAAGAGCGAAAAGCTTAAGATGGAAAAAGATCAGGAAATTAGCAATGCGCTAGAAGAATCAAAGAAGTCCGTTGGCGTTGCGCTTAGATCTGTCGACATCGAGCAGGTGCTACTAGATTTTCCTGAGCTTCTTGATCAACTTTCATCTGAGGATGAAGAAATTGATATTACTGCGCCTGGAATGCTAGAGCTAGTATTCGCAGCTTTAGGCTCAGTTGATCCTAATGGACCTAATGCATGGCTGTTAGATTATATGGATGGCCAGACCGCCGATGGCGTAGTTGGCGATTTAGTATTTGACCCTCAGCCTACCGACGAGACAGGAAACAAGTAATATGGATATCGTAGGAAAGAATGGCTCACAGGTTCTTTTCTCTAACGAGAACTCCGGCGTCATTATTGACATCGAAGAAAACGTCGTAGTAGACTCTGGTCCGTTAACAGCTCTTGTCGCGTCAGCTTTATGGGATGCTTCTAGCGTAGAGATCGACGAGACTATCGCTGATCTTGCTCAGGCTGCATTGACTACACTTGACGTTGCGGTTGTTGCCGCGGCTGGTCGCATGTACACTATCCCTAAGGGCGCTCAAGAGGAAGCTAAGCGCGGTCTAGAGTGGCGTAAGGAATATAACCGTGGTGGAACATCTGTAGGAGTAAACTCCGCACGTACACTTGCGAAGGGTGGCCAAATTGGAATTGAAAAAGTTCGCCATATTGCTAAGTATTTTCCTCGCCATGAGATTGATAAGAAGGCGGAAGGCTATCAGCCAGGTGAGAAGGGCTTTCCTTCTCGTGGGCGTATTGCGTGGGCTCTCTGGGGCGGGGACACCGCGTGGCGTTGGGCGCGAGCAATCGTCGAGCGCGAAAACAAAAAAGCTTTAAGAGCTGACGGATATACAGACCAAGGCTACGAAGATGACCTTTACGACTACGCAACCGATACTACCTACAGCGCCGAGGTCGATGCGTTTAGGGAGGCTTCTGCGACAGAAATCGGAGCAGTTGAGTTTATTGCCCGTATGCTAATGGACGGCTCAGGTATCGACCGCCTATACAAAATTGATGAGGCGTATAACGTTGCGGTGTGGGACGCAGGCTTCTGGCATGCGCTTCCAGGAGTTGACGCGGATCTCGTAAGCTATGACCTAGCACTTGACGGAGATGCAGACGGAGTCGAAAAGACCCACGTTGAAATTGACGCTGAGACTGCTATGTTCCTTAGCGCTTGCTTCCAGGAAAACCCAGATCATTTTGTCTCTTTATTTGATGTAAACTATGACGAAGCAGAGATGATTCTTGCGGCCGCGTCTGAACTTGATTACGAGATGATTGACAGAGCAATGATTGCAGCCGTAAATCCGGAAGACGGAGTCTACTCTCCCGAAGAGCGCTCTGAAAACGTTCAAAAGCAAGTACGCGATAAGACAGGTAAGTTTTCAAAGATGGGTTCACGCGTAGTTATTGGCGGAGATACTCAAAAGGGTGCAGGAAACATCATCGCACTTGACCCTGCAAAGCAGAGCGTGCGTGTTCAGCTTGATTCTGGCAGCATCGTTGATGTTCCAGCTGTAGCTACAGAGCCAGAAGCTACTGCGACACCTACCTCTTCTACACGAGCACCTATTGAATTTGAAGGACTAGACACATCAGGTATTCTTGGTGAGCCACGTGTTCCAATTGATCGTCCTGACGCAAAAATTCCTGGAACTCTTCCAGCGCTATCACCTGAGGACCTTGGAAAGATTATGGGCGACTGGCCAGCATGGGTTAAGTCTCAACGCGATGCGTTTAAGGCAAACCCTAGCTCAGGTGCGTCAAAGACAGAAAAACTTGTTACAGGACCAGGGCAAGCGCCGCAGATTGAAAAATCAGAGACTATTAAGGCTCTTGAAAAATTAACTGGTGTAAAGATAATTACAGATCCTTACGAGCACCCGCTACTACGGTCCTTCTTAAATAAGAAGGTTAAAGGGTCTGACGGTAAGTATTACTACCCAAACAAGATGTACTACCAACCAATTATTCGTGGTAGCGCGGAAAAAGCTGGTAAGTCTTCAGAGACATCTCCAGAAACTTCTGATGTTCAGCCTATGTTCTTTGCAATCGTCTCTCAAGACGATCCTAGTGCAGTACTTGAGCTTGTCTCGTTAGTGCCTGCAAGCTCTACATCTACTGACCCTATGACATACATCCGTCGCGATAATAAGTGGATGCGCGAAGAGGAAGTTCTTGCAGACCTAAACTCTCCAACGCCTCCTCCAGTTATTCCTCTAGACGGAGAATCACTTAAGAGTGTTATCGAGCAGGTAGATGGAATCAAGCCAGTTCTTACAGCTGGCGCTGACGCAGAGTTCTTTACTCTTCTTTGGGGCGCAGGCGGAAACGTTATGGTTATGACCGCTGCAGGTGGTGCAGACCGTAATCGTGGAAACGCTGAAAACCTACGTCGCTACTGGACTGTTGGTAAGGGTGGACTAAAGATTCGCTGGAACACACCTGGCGATTGGACACGTTGCTATCGACAACTAAAGAAGTACATGGGTCCACGCGCTAAGGGCTACTGCTCTTTGCGTCATCATGAAATGACCGGGATGTGGCCTGGAGACAAGCGCAATCCTGGAAAGAAGAAGGGTGCGTTTGCATTGGACGATATTCGCTCATACGATGAAGTTTTAGAGGCTTCAGTTCTTTCCGCTCGTGCAGCAGATGCTCGAGAAAGAGTTCTTTTAGCCGACGGGCATATTGAGATTACTGAAGGCGCTGCCTTTAGAATTCCTCTTGTAATTCCTGAGGATCTTGAGTCTGGTGACGGACGTAAGTTTAAGAAGGGCGCGATTGAAATTCGTGAGCTTCCTCTTCCTCTAATGTGGCAGATCAAATCTGCTGAAGGGCACAATGGCTCAGTAGTGGTAGGTCGCATCGACACCATGGAGCGCGTTGAAAATGGTATTGGAAATGCAACCGGAGTCTTTGACTCAGGTGCGTACGGGCAAGAGGCAGAGCGTCTAGTGCGCGAAGGCTTTATCCGTGGCGTTTCCGCTGACTTGGATCAATTTGAGGCAAGCCAGCACACAGTTGAATTATCTGAAGATGAAGATGCTGGTAAAATTGGAACAGACAAGCTCATGATTACTCATGCGCGTGTCATGGCGGTAACTCTAGTGCCTAAACCGGCATTTCAAGAGTGCCAAATCTACCTTGTCAATAATGACAAGAAACAGGAGGACATAGTGGTTCCCGACGGAATATACGTCGACGAAATGGATCCAATCGAGGCATCAGCTTTAGTAGCTTGCGGTCTCGTTGCTGGCTCTGTTCCTGTCGTTCCGCCACGCTCGTGGTTCGACAATCCAAAGCTATCTCAGGCAACACCGTTGACAGTTGACGACGATGGCCGAGTATTTGGTCACATTGCTGCATGGCATGTAGATCACATTGGAATGTCATTTGGCACCCGCCCACCTCGCTCAAAGAGCAAGTACGCCTACTTCCACACAGGAGTTATCCGTACCGATGATGGTAAGGACATGCCAGTAGGTCAATTAACATTAGCTGGTGGCCACGCTTCACTAGAGGCATCTGCGGCTGAAGCTTCTCGTCACTACGACGACACAGCTTCTGCAATCGCGGATGTTCACGCAGGCGAGGACGCCTTCGGTATCTGGGTTGCTGGTTCACTTCGCCCAGGCGTTACACCGGAGCAGGTTCGTGCCCTTCGCGCGTCTGCACCTTCTGGTGACTGGCGTCCAATCAAGGGTCAACTTGAGCTCGTTGCAGTTTGCCAGGTAAACGTACCAGGCTTCCCTATCGCACGCGCTCGTGTAGCCTCAGGCGCGGTTATGGCATTGGTTGCCGCAGGTGCCCAGGTACTTGCACGCATGAAGTCAGATCCTGTCGCAGAATTAAGCTCTAGAATTGAAAAACTGGAGCAGTTAGAAAATGCACAGCTTTCTGTAAAAGCGGATGTCGCTAAGGCAAAGTTTGATCTTGTTCGCGAGGAGCGTCTAGCTCAGCTTTCAGCTGTTGCCGATGCAGCCTACGAGCGTATCCACGGCGAGCCTCGCTATGACGACAACTTTGGTTACATCTCCCGCGAGAAGCGCCAGAAGCTAGCCAAGGAAGGTAAGGCTCTTCCAGATGGTTCTTACCCAATTACAAACCTTGATTCTCTAAAGGATTCTATCCAAGCGTACGGTCGCTCTAAGCCAGGTAAGCGAGCAGCTGTTCGCCGCCACATCTCAAAGATGGCACGTAAGTTTGATCGCCCAGATCTCATCCCAGAAAACTGGAAATCACTATCTACCGTAGACGAGGACGTAGACGATCTACGCGCTCGTCTCGCAGAGTTTTCTGCTAAGCTAGGCGATGATATGGGAAAAACATTAGCGGTTGAGGCTGAAGAGCAGGGTAAATATAACCCTGACACTCAACCGCGCGATGCAAAAGGTAAGTTTCGTCAAGTTTTAGCCCGCATTAAGCAGGACGCAGGCGTTTCTGGTCTTCAAAACGTCATCGAGAAGATTGAAGAAGCAGAGAACCTTGACGACGCTGGCGACTACGCACAAGCTACTAAGTCGGCTGGAGATGTTATCTCTATAGTTGACCGTATTGACGAAGGCGCACTTAACCCAGACGCACTAGAGAATATTCGTTCCTCGGCAAAAGCCCTAGGTGAGGTTATTGCTAACCTTCCTTTGCCTTTCGGGAGCGATACGGAGAAGGTACGCTATAGCGATCTTCCTCCAGCCCTTCAAAATCTTATTAAAGAGATGATGTCAAGGGTAGAAGAAAAGATCGGTGCTGATGACACCGAAGAGGCGACCACGGGACTTAGGTCGTTTATGTCTGGCGGAGATTACTTTACTCAGCAGGAAATTTCCTCTGAGTTAAGCAAGCTTCTCAGACTATTAACCTAAGAAATATAATGTATTATTCAATTTAGGTGGAGTGCCTTAATGCGCCGCATTAAGTCCCTCGGCCTTGACTGATTAGCGAATGAACAACTCGTTCATCATGACTGGCCCGGAGGAGGGACAGTGGACCAAATTAAACTAATGATTGACCAGCTCTCTGAGCTTAGCGAGGAACAACTCGCCGAGTTACAGACATCTATCGTCAATGAGTTTGAAACGGTTGAGAAGGAAGATCCAACTCCCCAGACAGTAGACGCCATGACATCTCTAGCCGATATGCTTGACACCGTTCGCGGTGAAATCAAGGGTCGTGCAGCTGCAGCTGAAGAGCTTGCAGCACGTGCTGCGGAAGCAGCAATGCGCGTTAAAGGCGAAGAAGATGCACCTGCAGAAGCTCCAGAAGGCGATATGCCTAAAGAAGCTCCTGCCGAAACTGAAGAGAAGCCTGAAGAGGCTCCTGAAGAAGAGAAGAAGGAAATGCCAATGGCAGCGTCAACATCTGTGGAAGAAGCATCTGAACTATCAACCTCAGTAGAACCAACCGAAACAACCACAACAGAGGCAACAGAGCCTGCAGCTGAACTTTCAGCTCCAGAAGAAGTTGCTGCAACTGAGACTGAGACAGTAGCTGAAGCTGCTGTAGAAGAAGTTTCAACTGAAGCTGCGGTAGAGGCAACTCCACAAGCCGAGCTTTCAACAGAACCAGCCGAGGCTGAAGTTGTTGCAGAAACACCTGCTGAAGAAGCAGTTGTTGCATCAGCTGAAGTTGAGGAATCAACAGAAACAATCGAAACAACCGAAGCGCCTACAGCGCAGGAAGATCAGGAGGCACCAGTGACCGCCGCCGCAAACGAGCCGGACGCTTTAATTGAAGCTCCAGCAGATCGCCGCCCAGTAGCACAGGCTTCAGTAGCTCCAGTGGCAATCACTGCAGGCGCTGATATCCCTGGTTACACAGCCGGATCTGCAATTACAGACATGTCAGAAGTTGCACAAGCAATGTCAAAGCGCTTGCACACACTTCGTCGTGTAAACGGTGGAGATGGAGAGCAGCACATTGTTGCTTCTATCACCACACAATACCCAGAAGAGCGCACTCTTTCAACAGATGCAGAATCTAACTGGAACAAGATCCAGAATGTAGTCGGTCCTGAGGCACTTGTTGCTTCTGGTGGCCATCAGGCTCCATTCGAAGTTAAGTATGACATCTTCGGACTTGGCTCAGCAGTGCGCCCAGTTCGCGATTGCCTACCTCGCTTCCAAGCAGACCGTGGCGGTATCCGCTACATCGTTCCACCAGTTCTATCTGACTACGCTAACGCTGTAGGCATCTGGACTGCTGCAAACGATTCAGCAGAAACACCATCACCATCAGCTAAGCTAAGCTTGACTGTAACAGCAGCATCTGAGACAACAGTCGCAACTGACGCTGTAACACTACAGCTACAGTTCGGTAACCTTCTTACTCGCGCGTATCCTGAATTGATCGCTCGTCACAACGAGCTTGGTCTAATCCAGCACGCACGTGAGGCTGAAGGCCAAATCTTGACTCGTCTAGATGCGCTTTCAACAGCAGTTACTTCAACATCAATCATCGGTGTTGCTCGTGACTTCCTAGTACAGATTGGCCGCGCTGCAGCAGCGTACCGTTCACGTCACCGTCTAGAGGCTGATGCGCCACTTCGTGCAATCATGCCAGCATGGATCAAGGACGCAATGGTAGCTGACCTAACTCTATCAATGCCTGGAGACTCAACTCTCAATGCATATGGTGAGATCGACGGTCTATTTGCATCACGTAACATCAACGTGTGCTACACACTTGATGGTTCAGCTCTTACAACCGCACAGGGTGCAAACGCAATGAACGAGTTCACAGACACATTCGTCTGGTACTTGTTCGCTGAAGGAACATTCTTGTTCCTAGACGGCGGCACACTGGATCTAGGTATCATCCGTGACTCCACCCTCGTTGGCACAAACGACTACAAGATGTTCGTAGAAACATTTGAAGGCGTTGCTAAGGTAGGCGTTGAATCAATTAAGGTAACATCAACCATCTCTGTAAACGGTGCAGCAGCAGCTCTCCGCGACACACTAGGTGGCGTTACAGCAGCAGTAATCGAATACTAATAGTTATTCGGTAGTCGTTGAGGGGGAGCTTGGAAACGAGCTCCCCCGATACGAAACAAAAAACTAAACTTTTAGATTAGGAATTAAAGATGGCTTTTACAGGAATTTTTGAAGCCCCGAAGATTACTCCTTCGGAGTTCGGTCTATTCACCGTAGCTAAGCCTGAGACTCAATTTGAAGAAGATCAATGGATTCGCGGATTCTCACACGAGTGGGACACAACTATCCGTGGTCTTGTCAACTATGATGACACTGACACAACGTCAAGTACGTTGGTATCTAACACTACCCCTGAGCGCTATACAGAAATTAAACCATTTTTTATTGAAGCTGAAGACTATCGCTCGGCATTAGGGTTCCCTGGTCTTGACTATGTTGCAAGAGTTAAGCGCCAACTTGAGGGTGGAACTCAAAAGGCAATGGAGCGCGAGCTATGGGACGGCGCGATTAGAAAAGGCGAATCCCACGCGAACAAAGCACTTAGCGCTTCAACCGCGACTCTTGTCAATAGCACTACTGCGCTGTCTGTTCAACGCGCGCTTGCCCTTCTAGACTTTGAGCTAGGAGACACTTCTCCAGCTGGAGAAAATGGCGTCATTCACATGACAAAGGACGTAGCTGGTCTTCTATCATCTAACTACATGATTTTTCACAACGAAGCAGGCCATCTTCAGACAATTAGCGGGACCAAGATTATCATTGGTTCAGGTTATTCTGGAGCAGGCCCAACTGACGTGACAGGCGCAACAGCGTCAGCAACAAACAAATGGATGTACGGCACCGGTTCAGTCAGGACATTTCTTGGCGACATCGATGTCGTAGCTGACACTCTAGCCCAGAGCTATGATGTAGCAGGAAATCAGAACGATATGCGTATTAAGGCAATTCGCCCAGCGGCGGTTTACTTTGACCCGTCTATCCATCTCGCAGTCAGAGTTGATCTGACGGCATAGAATAAGCTCTATAACAACTTCTAAATACCGCCTCTAAATAAGGAGAAACAAAAAACAATGGCAACTCAAGAATACGCCGCCAGTATTCAGGGCGTCTCAATTCGAGTAACTCGACTTGACGCGTCTGGCAACCTCCTGAATGAGCCTGGCGACAGCTACACAACATCTGCGTTCATGCGTCTTTCATTCACACCTGAATACGAAGAAGGCGATGAAATTACAGAAAAGGGCGCTAACGGCGCTGTCTGCGTAACATACAAGTCTCCAGATACACTAAAGCGTATCACGATGGAACTTGCTATCTGTGAGCCAGACCCAGAATTAACACAACTTCTTTCAGGCGGTTTACTGCTTCGTAAGAACCTTGGCACATACGCTTCACCAGATCGTAAATCTGTTGGTTGGTCTTCTCCTGCAACAGGTGATGATCCTGCAGGTAACGGTGTTGCTATCGAGACATGGTCACACGCAATCATCGACGGTAAGAAGGCTTCAACACTTCCTTACTTCCACTGGGTATTCCCATACGCAAAGCTTCGCCTTTCAGGCGACCGCGTAATTGAGAATGGTTTGCTTGCAAACACATTCGAAGGTTACGGCCTTGGAAACACAGCATTCTCAATGGGTCTTGACGAGCGCTGGGAGTTCCCAACAGCTACAGAGCGTCCATACTCATACGCTCGTTCATACTGGGCTCCAACAGGCCGCAAGGGCTTCTACCGCTGGCACGGAGATATCTCAAAGACAATCTCTAACGTTGCTCGTACAAGCGCTACTGCGACTGTTACTACTTCTGCAGCTCATACATTTGAAGCTGGCGATTCAGTAGTTGTTTCTGGTCTAACTAACACAGCGTTGAACGGTACATACACGATTACTGCTGTACCAACAACTACAACATTTACATACACTACAACAACATCAGGCACTATTGCATCTGCATCAGACGCTGGTACAGCTTTAGTAGCCGCTAACTCACGTGCAGTGACAGACTTCACTTCACAGGGTTCAACATCTTCATACAACGTTCCAGGAAATGAAAACTACAACGCTGATAACGATGTAGACTTCATCATTGCTTCAACAGAGGATCCAACCTCTTAATAATAGAATGTGAGCGGCATGCCAATGTGTTACCACCAACACAGGCATGCCGCTCCTCTATTAAGATATGAACTAACGACGATTAGACAGGACAAATAAGTGTCAAACCTTTGGGTTTCAGTAGATGAGCTTGACTCATACGCTAATAGCGAGTACGCGTACGAAGCTGTTAAAACTGCATCGCAGCTTCTATGGTCTATGTCTGGCCGAAAGTTTAACGGCGTAACTACTGTAACAGAAAAGTATGTTTGCTCTTCTCGTGCGTATCGTTTAGGCGCTTCTTCTAGCAACTACACTCCTGAGCTAGTTGGCGGAGAGCTATATAACATTCCTTTTGACGAATTTGATGACTACGCCGAGCTTACAACAGACGGTATGTCACCTTCAACGCGTCTGCGCCTTCGTGGAAGGCCAGTAGTAGCGATTCATTCGGTTCGTAACCGTGCAGGATCTATAGTAGACCCTTCAAATTATTATTTAGTAGATCATTCAACACTTCAAGCGCGCCAGGGCACATCTTGGGCTCCTTGCAACATCGAGGTAACGTACACCTACGGAGCTCCTCCTACTGCGGCCGGAAAAGCAGCTGCTCGTGTTCTTGCTACAGAATTTATTAAGCTTTGGTCAGGTGATGATGATTGCGCACTACCTCAGCGTGTTACTTCTATTTCTCGTCAAGGTGTTTCATACACAGTTCTTGATAACCAGGACTTTATTGATGAGCTACGCACAGGTTTATATATAGTAGACCTTTTCCTCAAGTCTTCAAACCCAGACAAGGCTCGCGCAAAGGCTAAGGTATTTAGCCCAGACGTTCCACGTGCTCGTCGTCACGTTGCTAAGCCTCCAATCTTGCCTAGAACTTCACTAGATATGTTTATTACAGGTTCAGAAGGCGCATTGCTCGACGTAAACATTGACTACATCAATGCAGCGTTTCTCGTGACAAACGATGACTGGATTCCGACAATTAAGATCGGAAACTACAGCGGAACTAAGACAAAAGATCTTGGCTCAGGCGCTGTATCTATTAACTCGATCACTACGGACATCTCTAAGTCTGTTTCGCACAAGCAACTTGCAGATAACATGGCAATTATTACCACGTCTACTGCCCACGGGTTCTCAGTAGGCGACTACGTGACAATCTCAGGCATCAATGCGACCTTTAACGGCTCGTACTACATCAGCGAGGTACCTACGACTACGACGTTTATGTATGCAAAGGTTGCTGCTGATGTCGCGTATGGCGCAGACACCGGAACGGCTCTTGTAACTAACGAGTCACGTGATACACTTACACTTTCTGTTACGTACGAGGACGCCTACGGTTACGCTGGATTCTTAGACCCTGGCACGTGGGATCTTTACGCGACAAAAGGCGACGAAACTGTGTATATTGCGTCCGGTAACCTGATTCTTCAATTAGGTAAGACTACTACACCTACGTATACACTAGACAACTAGGAGACGCAGTATGCCAATAACAGATGTCTCTACAGTATCAGAAGACGCACTAAGTCTTAAGGTTTTTCTTGATAAAGTACTTGAGAAGACTATTAAAGTATTTGAAGAAAACAACGTCCCGCTGCCTTCACGTAGATTTTGGACTGTAGGCGAGCCTGCCATTGATTGTGAGCAACTGGTTGTTTCTTTCATGCAAATGTACTTAGGAACACCTGGAGACCAGGCGGGTACTCCTCAACGCTGCACGATGCCAAGAAGCGCTGTTCTTACTATTTCTATATCGCGTGAAATTCCTGTAGTTGGCCAGAACGGCAAGGCTCCTACTGGTGAAAAGATTCAAGAAGGTTCTGAGGCAGCCGTCGTAGACGCATGGATGTTTATGCGTTTGCTTAATAGACTTGACCAATGGGAGCCAGACGAGTTTGGTATGGGTGTCATTGCTACGGCTGATAGCTCTGGTTTTGACGGTGGTTTTCAAACAACGGCTATGCAATTGACTATGGTCGTTCCATAATGCCACTTTTTGGAATCGTACGCGACAGTCCAATAATCACTGTAGCCCAACAGGCAAGAAATCGTGTTAGACGAGCTGGAAGAGCGAGCGCGCCTCTTTTGTCTTCAAGCAGAGGTTTAGGTATTAGCTTTGGCAACACACAAGTAGTATTTCGTAAGACTACACTGGACTTTACTCTTAACAGTCCCTTTGGGCCTGTAGGACGTCATATGTATGTTCGAGGTCGTGCTATCGTTAGCGCTGCAAAAGCTCAAGTAGGAGTTGACACCGGTAGATTAAAGAATTCTATAAGTATGACGCAGTCACGAGCAGTGTACGGGCAGAGTATGACTATTGGGTCTCCGCTTAGATATGCTCTCGCCCATCACGAAGGTACACGTCCACATATAATTACTCCTAACAGGGCAGAGGTTCTTCGGTTTAGTTCTAGAGGTCGCGTAGTGTATGCACGCTCTGTGCGACACCCTGGAACTAAGCCTAATAAGTTCCTCGCCAATAACCTTTATTTGATAAGATAACCTAGAATTAAGGCACACAAGCCTTGATAAAGACACAAACATAAAACGGAGGAAAGAAAGATGACTAAGTACAAAGACTTTGGTTCTGGCAAAAGCGCCGGAGAAAAAGAGCCAGTAACATTTAAGCTACACGAAGAAGAATTTTCCTGTCGCGAACAACTCCAGGGAAAGACTCTTCTTGACCTAGTCGCTCGCTCAAGTGGAGATGACGCTGTTGAATCTGCAAAAACAATCAACATGTTTTTCGAGCACGTTCTTCTGCCAGAAAGCTATACACGCTTCTCGACTCTTATTGAAAGCGCGGACAAGATTGTAACTGTAGAAACACTTGCTGAAATTTCTGGTTGGTTAGTTGAGGTGTATGCAGGTCGCCCGGAAGGGGAGCCAGAAGTCTCCTAACTTGGGGAATTGACCTCTGGCCATACATAAATGGAAAAGCACTCGTGAATAACCTTAATCTGAAAGAAATGGAGGCATCTGACATGTTAGACGTTCTCCACTTCTTTTTTGAGGAAGACATGAACTATGCCTCGGGTGAACAGGCCGAAGGGCGTAGTCGCAGTCGCGAGATTCTTTATCCAGATTTCTACGGATACAAGTATCCATATGCTAGTGCAAAAACAGGAAGCTCTGTCTATGCAGATGGAAACGTCAAAAACTTTGACGAATACGAAGATGACGATGCCGTAGTTCCATTTGATCCTTTGAAGGCGCCGACAAAGTCATTTGTTCCGCCAACACCGGTAAACGCTTCAATGTCAAAACCATTTGGCGAAGCTCTAGACGAACCATTATCAAAGTAAAGACTTAAGTAGAAGGAAGGAGGTGAGCAAATGGCAGTCGTAGGCGATGCGTATATAGTTGTCAAGGCTATAACTACTGGCTTTGAAAACGATGTTCGTCGTGCAGCAAGCGGGATCAATCTCGGGTCTGATGGAAGAGCTGTAGGTGAGTCTTTTACAAAAGGATTTAACAATGGCATATCTAAAGGACTAGGTAAGAAGTTTAATTTCTCTGCTGGAGAAGCAGACGCTGCACGCAGAGCTTTTCAAACGCTTATTAGAACAAACTTTGCGCTCACCGCCTCCATCGGTCCACTTATTTCTGGTCTTGGTGCTCTCGGCGGTGGGCTTGTCTCTCTCGCGTCTTCTCTTCTTGCCGCAGCGCCTGCCAGCGTCGTGTTTGCTACTGCGCTAACCTCTATTGGAATTGCTGCAGTTGGCCTGTTAGGTGCTCTTAAGGGTGTAGGCGCAGCAATTTCTGCAGGAAGTAAGGCAAGAAAAGGATCAGTAAAAGATACTGTAGCTGAAGAAGCAGCGATAAAAAGAGTTCTTAGTGCGACAAGGCGACTTACTGAAGCACAATATGAATTTGCAAAGGCAACAGCAGCTGCTAACGAAGAAATTCAACAGCTTGGCTTTGATGCAGAAGACGCAGCGATTGCCGAAAAGAAAGCTGCAATCGAGCTTGAGAAAGCTCGTGAAACACTTCAACGCGTTCAAGATCTTCCGCCTAACTCGCGTGCAAGACGCGAAGCTCAGCTGGCATTTGCCGAGGCTGAACTAAACCTTCGTAAGTCAAAAGATCGTAACTCAGATCTCCGTAAGGAACAAGAGCGTCTAGGTGAGGCTGCCAAAAAAGCTGGAACAGAAGTATTTCAACAGACTGACACCTATCTCAATGCCAAGCAGAATGAAATAGATGCAGTAGCAGAGCTAGCCGACGCAGAAAAAGCTCGAAAAGCAGCAACAGCAGATGGTGCAGGCGACACGGCATTCGCGGACGCAATGGCTGGTCTTTCTAAGGAAGCTCAAGGTTTTGTTAACTATATCATTAACACCTTTAATCCTGCACTCAAGGAACTGCGTGACGCATTAGGGACTAACCTATTTAGCCAACTCGAGTCTGGCCTTGAAAAACTTCGTACAAAACTTTTCCCAGGTCTTAAGCCAGTTCTTGTAGAACTTGGCGACAGTATTGGAAAGTCCTTTGGAACTATTATTGATGCTATCACTGACATCGAAAATATGGGAGATCTAGAGCAAGTTATTAAAAATGCTGGCATTAACATTGAAAGCTACTCTAGAAGTGCAGCTAACCTTTACGATGGATTCTTGTCAATTCTTGTTTCAGCTCAGCCGCTAGCAGATAAGTTCAACAAGTTCTTAGAGAAAAAGACCGCCGGTTGGGCAACATACCTTGACACCAAGCAAGCCACGGGTGAGCTTGAGAAGATGTTCAACAAGGCTGGAGATATTGCAGCTAAGATTGGTACAGTTCTTGGAAACGCCTTTAGCGGGATTGTAAATATTGTCAAGGCAAACTTCACCCCTGGTGGAGGAGGGTATATCCTTCTTGAGTATTTCAAGGATGTAACAGAAGAGTTTGAAAAGTTCTCTGGTAGTGTTGCTGGCCAGAAGACTTTGTCAGACTACTTTAAGGGCGCAGCTGAAAACTCTAAGGCAATACTTGGATCTGTTGGCGCTTTTGTTAAGGAAATACTTAAGGTCGGTGCAGATCCAAATATTAAGGTATTCTTTGATACTTTAAAAGAAGGCGCTCCCATCTTTGGAGACATTCTTAAATCTGCAAATGAAGCAGGACCATCCCTTGCTAGACTAGTAGTAAGCATTCTTAAATTTGTTAAGGTGACAACTGACGCAGGAGCCATAAAGATATTCTTTGACACTCTTAACACAGTTCTAACTGCAATAAACACATTACTAGAAAATGAGCTTGTTAAGAATATACTTAACGTAATAGGCAGAGTACTAGCTTTTGCGTTAGCACTAGGCACCATCGGCAAAATTGGTGGGTTTGGTGCAAAAGTTCTTTCGGGTAATTTCCAGCAGCTTGGTAAGATAATATCTGCAGTTCTTCCAGGCCCGGTTGTTACAAGTATTAAATCCGGCTTTGATACAATCGCACTTAAAGGAATGTACGCCTTTGATGCAGTAAAGAAAGGCGCTAAGGACACTGCAAAGGCAATAGCAACAGAAATGGGCAGCGCACTTAAACAAGGTGGCGCAAAACTTGCTGAGTTTGGCAAAGCAGCCGGTCTTGCTGCAAAGGAAGGGCTAACTTTTCTTCTTGGTAAACTAAAATTACTTAGTGTCTTTCTTCTAACAACTCCTTTAGGACTTACAATTACTGCTATTACAGTACTAGCAGGACTATTTGTTCTTCTATATAGGAACAGTGAAACATTTAGAGAAGCTGTTCAAAAAGCTTTTGAAAGGATAAAAGAAGGCGCTACTATGGCGCTGGAATGGTTAAGACAGAATTGGCCAGTTGTTCTTGCGGTTCTTACAGGTCCATTTGGCCTAATGGTTCTTGCTATAGCTAGAAACTGGGATACTATAGTAGCAACTGTAAGAAGTATACCACAAAGACTTGGAGAAGCTGGCTCTGCTGCGTGGACTTGGCTAACTAGTAGTCTTGCTACTGCATGGACTGCTGTACAGACTAGACTTACTGAAATTGTTACAGGTGTTAGAGCTCTACCTGGGAGAATTGGAAATGGTCTTAGCAACATATGGAGTGGGTTAACAGACGGTTTACAGACAGCGTGGAAAAACGCAAGAGCATGGTGGAACGCAAACGTAGCAAGTAGGCAATTAAAAATTGGTGGGGCAAAAGTCGCTGGTGTAACTCTCCCAAGTTTTACACTAGGATTCCCTCAGCTGGCAGAAGGTGGAGTTATTTCGCCTTCGCGCGGAGGAACACTTGCAGTGATTGGAGAAGCTGGTCGTTCAGAGCGCGTTGAGCCTCTTGATCCTCAAGGTTTATCTAAGCGAGACCGTGCTATGATTCAGATGCTGGCCGGTGGCGGTGGCGGCGGAATGACAATTAACGTCTATCCTTCACCGGGAATGAACGAATCGGAGCTTGCGTCTATGGTTTCACGCCAGATTGCATTCCAACTACGTCGCGGAGGAGCATAACATGGCGAGAAATAATCTAATCGTCAACCCTTCGTTTAAGACTAATACGACAGGCTGGTCTGCAGCAGGATCTTCCACTATTGCGCGTATCACCACCGACGCGTTCTTTGGTTCTTCCTGCCTTGAGGTTACGAAGGCCGCAGGGGCAAACTCAGGTGTTTCCATTGCGTCTCGTATTTCTGTAACGGCCGCAACCTCGTATGCGGTTGCCGCATACGTAAAGGTACCCGCGGGAGAAGAGACTGGCACCTTCCAAATTAACGTTAGTTGGTACACCGCGTTGACTGGTGGTAGCCTTATCTCCACAACGTCCACAATCGGTTTAGAGACTACTCCAGGTGACGACTGGATAAGACTAATGGGCGTAATGACAGCCCCTTCTTTAGCCCTTGGAGCGTTAATTTCAATTGTTCAGCCAGTGGCTGGAACGGTAAGTAAAAAATTCTACGTTGACGCGACCATGTTTGAGGCTGCAACGTACGTAGGCGAGTATTTTGACGACGTGACACAGGCAACTGAAAACAAGTACGTTAACCTAGGGCTTACTCCTCTACCTTTCCCTAAAATCACAGGAATGCAGCTCAACGCTGACGTTTCTATCGGAAGCCTTATTCTTAACACTGTAGATGAAAACGGCGTTGTTTGGGTATGCACTGACATTGAAGGTTGGTGGGTTCATCCCGAGCCGGAGGTAAATGATATTCCTCGTGGTTGGGGAGATGGATCCTACGATGTGCGCGGACGCTACCAAGCTCGTCAAATTACACTTAACGGAGTCTTTCTTACTCCTGACCCGTCGTTAGTTCCCGTATCAAGAGATAAACTTATTCAAGAAACTGATCTTGTGTACGTAGGAGCTTGGCTAAAGACAAATGAAAATCCTACCAAGGCTTCGTTTGTTCGCCTGTCTGGACGACCAGATATTCAAACGGTAAACGCGCGTGGACGCACAGAGTTTTCTATCGGCCTTCGTGCACCTGATCCTCTTAAGTACGAATGGTACGAAGGGAATGAACTAGGCTATCGCGCGGTGACGATTGCAGGAGAGAATTCAGGAACCGCGGGCTCTGGCACAGGAACAGTTGTAAACACGGGCAACGCGTACTCTCCCGTCGTGTTTGAGGTTACAGGTCCTATAGTTGGCCCAGCAACTATACTTAACGAAACAACCAACGAGGCTATTACCATCATCGGAGCTCTTGGCGCTAACGATATTCTTGAGGTCGATACACGTGATCACGAGGTTGCACTTAATGGTGATGTAGTTGGAAAGCGTAGTCTTATTGACGTTCTCGCAGAGTGGACACTTCTAGCTCCCGGCGCAAACGTATTTAGCTTCTACGACGACGGAGATGCGACAAGCTCTGCGTCTTTGACTGTATATTACCGCTCTGCATGGCTTGGATAGTATACAATGTATTCAACGACGAATCTACTTAGCGAGGTATAACCCATGGCACTGTATCAATCAGACGCAGCCGTGTATAGGTACTTTACTACAGATCTTTTAACTAACCAGGTACTTGCAGAAATTCCTTTCAAAGGTGTTTCTTTTGAAAGATCTATCAAGGCCGCAGGGAGCTTCAGCGGAAACATACCGGTTATCCCCGAGACAGCGTCTATGGATCTTTATGACAGTACAATGCCAGGAAAAACAGGACTATACGTTGTGCGCGATAGCGAGTGCGTATGGGGCGGAATTATCTGGAACCGTAACTATAACGTTGTAGATCGCGAACTAAGTGTTAGCGCGTCAGAGTTTACTAGCTACTTCTACCACCGCAACATCTGGAAGACATGGACACATGATTTTGGCGCGACTATCGTTGCCTCCGGTGGGACACTAACTGGGACCTTAGAAGCCTTAGAGTACGACTTCCCTGTCGGCTCATCAGTGCGCCTTATTTTCCCAGAGGTTTCCGACTTTCAATACAACGCGTACTACACGATAGCATCATCTCCTACGAATACGACATTTACTATTACTGGAACATCCGTCCCTAACGGCACCTATGTCGGTGTAACAGTCTACGCGCGCGTAGATACGTACGACTACGTACGCCAGCTACTTGATGAGATTCTTGTTGACTTTAGTGGCATAACATTTCCTAACACGGATATCGAGCCTGCGCTTACTAATAGTCTACGAATTACCTCTATTACTGCGCCGTCAAGCATCACCAGAGTAACTACCGCGTCTGCACATAACTTAATTCCTACACAGACGGTAGAGATCTACAACGTGTCCGCTGAACTAGATGGTCTGTGGGATGTAACGTCGGTGCCTAGCAGTACTACGTTTACTATTGCCTCTGCCTTAACGTCCTCGGTAAAGAATATAACTAAAACAGTAACGTCTAAGTCTATTGCCGACTTTACCGCAACGATTACTACTAGCAGCGCTCACGGTTTCGCGCAATATGACACGGTTGTTCTTTCTGGTGTAGATGACCCTGCCTCTCTTGTTATCGTGTTTGACGGCGAGTACCAAATAGTTGATGTGCCAAGCGCTACTACATTTAGAGTCTATGTTGCAGATAGCGACATGGTTGCGACGGCGGTAACCGGCGGAACGGCAGTCGTTCAATCAACTGCAAACGTTGGAACATACGGACCGTTTCCTGGAAACTCTGACATTGACATCGAGTATTCTACAGAAGCGTATAGTGGCAAGAACGTGCCTAACAACTCTTACCGTGGTTTTGAGCTACGCTCCGTAGGCGAAGAGCTTGACGAGTATTCTGACACGGTAGACGGTTTTGAGTACCGCATTGACTGTGAGCTCGTGTACGTCGGAGACATACCTACGTTTACACGTACCTTTGTTTTATTACCTATTGACTATCCAAACCCTCCCGCGGAGGGAG